ACAAGTAAAAACTCGCCAAGTGTACCATTTTTCGGTTATGTTCGCAAAAATCAACCTTTTTTGATTATTTTCAACTATATAATCGAAAAATTCCCGATTATCATGTGCGTAAATTACGGGGCATCCTTATAAATCATTCCCAAAACCACAAAAATTTGGAGATATTTGGAATTGAATTCCACAAATGTATGTATTTTCTGTACTTTGAGGAAAATTTGTCAACGTAATGCACAAATTTTGGTAAATATGGTCAACGTAATGAACAAAAAGTATGGAAAACTGGTCATCGTAATGAGCAAATTTGTGGCAAAATAATGAGCAAATTTGTGGCAAAATAATGAGCAAATTTGTGGCAAAATAATGAGCAAATTTGTGGCAAAATATGGTGGATATTGACGGAAATTTGGCGGATATTTGGCGGATATACTTGAAAGAATTTAATTAATCGCCAAAAGTTTCGGTTGTATTTGAAAATATAACCACCGTTACATTAACCGCCGTAACTTAAACAAGAATCCCGTTATTTTAGTTTCGAAGACAAAACTTAAATAGTGTTTAATCTACGCACTGGAAGCGGTAAATATTGCCGCAACTGGTTCACAAATCAAGCAACCCGGAATGAAGGGCTTGATAACGTGGTCGAATCTGACCACTTAAAAACACTTAAATATGCACAATAAAATACCTTAAATGTGCACAATATGTACCAAATCGGTACATAATTTTTCAATATGTACCAAAAATAATGTAAGAAATTCCTTACGGGTATCCACCTATTGAGTAAAATTGCTCTATGTAATGAGCAAAATTTACCCAAAAGTGTTCATCGTGATGAGCAAATTCCGGGTATAATTGCTATTGCATGAATACGGGAGTGACAATGCAGCAACACCTTACGTGGACTGGAAATACGTAGGTGTCGAGAGGGTGTACAACGGAACACGCATCGTCACATGCGGAGCAGTCAAATGATGAATTGCGATAACCCCGATACCCTATTACGTCACCCCTATACCCCCATAATTCCGTAAGTGCAAGGTCATAGGCAGCCATTGATGCGAATCCAAGAATCGTGAATATGTTGGATTTTATTTTGTATGTATATCCCGTGCCTACATTAACATAACGCTTGAAAGCCCCAATGTCCTGCTTGTGGGATGCGAGAAACCCAGTAGGGTTACTCATATATGCGGTAATGGCGGAATATGGCATGTCAAGTGCAACGAAATATTCTATCTCCTTTGTAAATATCTTACGCATTTTCTCAACGCTATCGCCATACGCCTCTTCGGAGAAGAACCTTGACCTTAGCATCATTTCTTCCATTGGAATGGGGTCATCCTCCGTCTCCGTTGCCATCCTTATACTTTCCCTTATTCGCAATGAGAGTGCTGCAATGATAAGAGCGACAAACTCATCAATGTAGTCACTTATCCTGTCATCTTTCCTGTCCCTGAAATGCGCCCCTATCTTACGTATGAGCGCATTCAGGTCTTCGGACAACAGGTTCTGATGTAAGGACAGGGCTTCAATAACTTTATTTGTAACAACCCTGTAATATTCTTTATCGTGCTGCGTCATATCCGTTGATAATCTTTGTTATGACGCATACACAATCGGGGTCGTATATTACCTCATATCTTTTGATTTCCTCCCTCCACTTGGCAACGGCATAAGTTCTATCGCCATTCGCCTTTTCAACAAGAACAGGCATAAACTCAGATACCTTTTTGTCCGTAGGGCACTTCCGCCCAATTTTGGAAAGCCCCAAATACTCCAATACTTTTTCTTTCGTGTCCATATTATTTGTTTTTATTTTCGGCAACTATTTTTTGTGCCATATTACTTTCATTTAACTCATCTTCCTTTTTCAACGATAGCTCTTTTTCTACACCACTCTTTATGTCAGCAGCCATATTCTCGGAGCCAATTATCTCCCGCCTGTTTTGATTCAGAATTCTCATGAACTCATCTTTTTCCCCATAGGGTACGTTTGCTGCTGCTGATTCCACAGATATAGTTCCAGCAAGAACGCCCTGACACAAAATGTTCATTAACTCTGCTACATTTTGGTGTATATAGGGGGTGATTTGTCCTTTGACGTTTATTGAATTAAACCCAGACACATGGCCAACCTCTTTGGAGTAGCCCTCCTTGAATATAGCCACCATGTCGTCAATAAACAAGTCCCACTCACGGGCATCAGACATAGCCAACTCAAGTGCCGGAGAGTATATTAACTTAATGGCAACTCCGGGCAAGTCACCGCTCTTTACCTCTGGTGGTGTTACGGTGAATGAGCCAAGAAAGATATTCCTCAACTGGGTTTCAAGTTGTAGTTTGAAGGATTCACTTGCATCTGCCTTCGTTAGTAGACTTGCCTCGTCATGCTCCCCAGTGGCATGTATTGCGAATGGGCGGCCATTTGCCGTGCCCTGAATTTCAGCATCCTCACTTCGTATGAAGAGAATAGGAAAGGCAAAAGCCTTGTTATTTTCCATCAACTGCGATACGGACATTTCGTATGCGTCTATATTGCCTTGAGACATAGACCAACACGCCCCAATCATTGACCTTTTGTACGCTACTGGACAACGACTAAATCCATGCTCCATTGAGCTTTCAAGTTCATATCCATCAAGTCCGATGTCTTTGAAATGGGACTTCGAAAACCATTTGTTTTTTGACCCCCTTTGCACGAAGCGATAAACCCTCCTGTCATCCCATATTTCAACGCAATTCGTAGGCTCCTTATGGTCATTAACCATCACATACTTTCTTGCAAATATGCGACCCCTAACAGGGTCATCGTGGCAATATAGCGTATCTCCGTCAAGATAGGAGAGTGTTCTCCACCGAAGAGTCCTCTTTTTATTACCATCAACCTCATAATAAAACACACAAGCCGCATCTCCAGTTATCTTTTCGCTTTTTGCGCAGTTGTACCATGCTATTTCCATGTTCTTGTCAATCCAACCCTGCTTAAATTCCATAAGCATCTTCTTTTGCACCTCGCTGGGGGATATGTTAGAATCACGGAAGCTTATCGGATTCCCGCATAGATGTATTAATTGTTTTATGGTTATGATATACTGAAACGGAAATGCGCATCTTGAGACCTTCTCAAAAGCCCACTGCTCCTTGCCATCTATCGTAACCCTCGTCAATTTGTCTGGATAATATCCAGTATCATTGATTTTATGCCCAGAAGGATAAAACTCTCTCAGAAACTCACTCTGGGGTATGAGTTCGCTAAATGGTCTTTCATAAATATCCATAGCCACCTCCTGCCCGTCTTGCACAACGGGGTAGGAGGAAACGGAGCCAGATGAGCCGCTAAAATCAGCCGAATAGTTATTGAAAGGCACGATTCTCTTAAACGGCATGCGGAGGAGTACATTTCCCTTAAAATTTCCTAATTCCATAATAGTAATAATTAAAACCTTAAAAATTCATTAAATATTGAAGTCCCTTAACCCCCTTCTTTGCAGGTTTTAATACTTCAAAAACTTGGAACATCATAAACATATCTGTAACGTCAGGAGACTTGCCACCAAGAATCTTTTTCATTTCGGTCTTGGGGATTAATTGGAACTTATTGACGTTCATTTTTCTCCTTATTGCTGAGCGCTCTTCCAGTAGGTAATCAGACAGTTTTTTACCGAAATACTTACGATTGATAAGAGATTCCGATATACTGAATTTCCCCTCTTTTAGACCCATTGCAAATTTTTCGGCACACTCAGCCTTTAAGTTTTGCCACACGTTGCTGTCTGTTGATGATGAATTACCATTAAAGGCAAACGCACCACCCTTCCCCTCCTTTAGCGGCTCTTTCAGGTATTGACCTATCCCGTCACTGTCAAATGCCACATTTCTCAAAGGTATGTGATTTTTTTCAAGAAACTTATTTACAAGATTTATTGCAGCCATGCTCCCGACCTTTTTGTATATCTCAAGGTCAAACAGGTGATTACCGTCAAATGCCCCTATAACAAAACCGTCACGTTGTAAGGCAACGTCTATTACGGCACGTAGGTTGCCGTCACGTTGCTCAGTATTTGTGAACATTGACTGTATATCCTCAATGCTTATCAGGGATATTGAATCATCTTCGTCACGCCATACCCCCTCAATATCCTTCTCTGTTTCTCTCTCTCCTCTTCCAGCAAGTCGCCCCAGATATTGAGGGTCAATTTTTACGAATATGCGATTTTCGTAATAGTTACCTTCGATAAACGTCAGTGAGTTTATAAGGTCAAACTTTGACCGCCCCATTACCTCAAGCCGCTTGTCCCATATCTTATCAATCTTTTCGGCGGCCTGTTGGTAAACCTCCTCTGGTGTATTACCCCAATAGATTTCCGTTATGTCGTTACCGTATTTATAAAAATAGCGCTTATGCCCATCACGCTCCCTTATTATCCTCCCCGTATCTGGGTTTATCCACCAAGACAGCATCTTGTATAGCCAGTGGCTTTCCCCAACTGGGTTACATGATGCAATAAACTTATTTGGTATTCCGTATGAGTTACGATTTGCTGCGAGAAGCGTAAAAAACGTCTCAGATGTAACCTGTGGCAACTCGTCAATTATTATTGTGGGTATCTCGACACCCCTAAAGCGTCTGTCTATCTGCTCCTCGTCATGAAGATGCTCGAATTTTGCAGAAGCACCACTTGGGAATGTCCACATCATGCTTGATTCCGTTATTCTTGCTATTTGTGAGTAAATCTTTTTTGAACTCTTGAATGTCCCTCTGCGCAAGTCCTCTTCTTCTTTACGAAACGCATGTATGGTGTAGTTTGGGTTCTCTATATACCTCATTGCAGCCAACAGCATCCCTATCGTCTTTCCACCGCCACGCCTTCCACCGATTATTAATATCCCGGCATCAGAGGCACAAACACGCTCCTGAAATCCATCCTGCGGGCATACATTATAGAGTATTTCTCCTTCTCGCAGCCTCTCATTCTCTTCCCTGACCCTCGCCACGTACTCACGAGAGTACACCCTCATTCCATGAGCCGCAAATACGGGATCATATATCTGTTCTGTTTTACTCATAAGCGCTACAAATATACAAAATTAAAATAAAATGTTTATATTATAGCCTAATTATCAATAATGTAGCAGTTATACACTCTGATTATCAATGTTTAAGGCAAATATAATATAACAAAGTTGTTACATTATAAAAATTATTACTATATTTGTGCGACTAAACAATAAATTATTTTTTATGAAAACCAAAATCTACGAAAAGCTAAAAACCGAATATTCCCCTTTGGGGTTTAGCGACACGGCCTTTAACGAACTTGCGGACAAACTTGCCGCATCGGGAATGGTAAAAGATGACAACATTGATGACGTTGTTAAGAGTGCGGGGCTTTACCTTGCGCCATTACAGAGTGAAATAGACCGCAGAGTTGGCTCTGTTTCCTCGAAATCCCAAAAGGAACTCAACTCCATTGCGAAATCTCTGGGCTGGGAAAGTTGGGATGAGATGTCCAAGAGCGCAAAGAAAGAAACGCAACCCAAGACAACGCCAGAGCTGAGAAGCCCTGAATTTCCAGATGAAATCAGGCAGAAGCTTGAGGAAATAGAAAGGAAGTACAGGGAAATCAGCGCAAGAGAAGCCGAAAAACAGGCAAAAGAGGCAGCTGCCAAATTCTCCGCAGACGTTAAGAGCGGTCTGTTGAAAAAGGAGGTTGGGTGTGCTGATGATTTGGTTCTCAGGCTTGTGCTACACAATGTAGATAACACCAAGACTGTTGAAGAAAATGTAGCCATGCTAAAAGAAATGTATGACAAAGAATCGTCAGCCGCAACGGAAGCGGGGTATTATATCCCACAATCCAAGCCAATCACCGTACAGCCAATAGACAAGGAAAAACGTGATGCGGAGGAAAAGGAGTTTGCCGAAAGTATGAAAAATTCAATTAAACAGATTTAATTATGAAGATTTGGAACTCTTTTACAACTACTACGCAATCAGTTGGCGGAACACTGCCTCTGCTTGCGGCTCCCTGTTCTAAAAGGATGCATGGGGCAGTTGTGTCCAATAACCTCGCCATAGGTGAGCGCATTGCTGGCGGAACTCCCATGTATTTTAATATTGCGGACAGGACTGTGAAGTTCTTAAAGGCATGGAAGGTTAAGACGGCTACGGCAGATGCCCAAGCTGGAACGACTGACATTGTGCTTGTTAAGAACCACATATCTCCCGTATTGAAAGCGGGAATGGTTATTATGGCTATGCCAGAAGCAATCGCGGGAGCAGGAAAGGCTGTTGTCTGCGGTACTGTTACCGAAGCCGAATACACCTACACTATCACTGTCACAACCAATGATTTTGATGCGGTTAAAGCGGGTGATTACATTGTAGAATCGTCTTCCACAGCCGCCGGTTCCGGGAAAGCCATCTACTGTCAGCCGAACAGTATTTCAATAGAAGATACTGTCGGTGGTGATGTCACACTTGTTGATATACCTCGTGGTGTTCTGTACATGTACAAAAACACTATTCCTGATTGCCCTGACGCAGTAATCACCAACATTCAGAATGGGGGTGACATACACATTGTGTGGGAAATGTTTAACGAAATAACATCTTAAGGAGGGCAAAAATATGTTACAAGGAATACAAGATAAAGGTTTTTATGACCTGATTAATGGTGCGTTAAACTTGAAGGGATACTCAAGTATCCGTGAGTTTTTTGAAGCAGCACCCCGTAATTGGTATGACGCCGAGAATTACAGGAAAACGTGGGCTGTTGAGCCGTATGCCAATCCCACAAGGGATTTCAAGCAGTATATTGGCGAAATCGAGATACCCGTAATGGCTACATACTTGGCAGATGACGCCGAAACTCCGCTTATCTCGAATCAGGGCTTCAAAGTCCAAACATCCAGCATCCCCCGTATGGGGCTTGGCTACCTGTTTGGAGCAAAAGCTTATGATGATGCAAGAAACGCAGAAGCTCTCTTGCAGGGCGAAATTTTTGGCAGAATATTTGATGCATGGCGCAAGGATGTATACTCCTTAATTAAGGGCATTCACTCTCAGCGCTCATTCACTGCTGCACAAGTAGAATCTCTGGGGTATTACAAGACTACACGTTTGAACAACAATGGTGGTATTGAAAATCTCCAAATTAGTTTCAGTGTTCCCACAGCCAACAAGAAAAAAGCTGGTGGATATGCCGTAACTGGATATTCTCACGGAACGAAGTATGTATGGAGCAACGACGGCGCAAGTCCTATTGGAGACTTGAAGGACATGTTCCATTTTGCGTGGGTGAACAATATCTTATCCGCCGTACCCGCAAACTCGGTATTTAGGATGAGTGTTGCCGCCTATGAAGTGCTGAAAAACCACATTGACACAAAGAAACGTGTCCTTGTTTGGAAAACAGGCGGTCTTTCGGAAACCTCAAACTACGCAAGTGTTGAGGTTACAGATGACGACTTGGCAAACTATCTTCGTGGCATAGGGCTTCCCCCTATCCAGAAAGATGAATACTATGGATTTACTGAATACATAGATGCAAACAAAGAGCTGAAGCGCAAAGAACTTGCTGCTTTTGACGCAAACACTGTTGTTTTGCGCCCCGTAGGAAACGTGGGCTCATTCCAGTGG